ATGCATCGCGCTTTGATAGGCATGTTAGTGTTCCCATTCTTGAGTGGGAGCATTGTGTCTACAAATCCGCATACATCGGTGAAGATCGTGATAATCTTGGGCTCCTCCTATCCTGGCAACTCGACTATGAGATTGTCTCCTACCTTCCCGATGGTCGCGTCAAGCTGAGAAAGCGAGGCGGCCGGGGGTCAGGGGACATGAATACGGCATGTGGAAATGTGCTGATAATGTCGGGTGCGCTATGGTCATATCTCCGTGGCTTGAGATACCGCCTTGCTGATGATGGGGATGATTCGGTCCTCATCCTTGAACGCCGTGACTTACACCGTTTAGGTAACATCGAGGAGTATTTCGAGAAGCTTGGGTTTGTCCTGAAGGTCGGTGCTGTGGTCGACGTATTCGAGCGTATCACCTTTTGCCAGTCCCAACCAGTTTGGGATGGCATTGGGTGGCGCCTGGTGCGTGATCCCAGAAACTCCCTGAAGAAAGACGCCATTTCAATGGCTGACATCTCGGTGGAATCGACCTGCAAGCGTTGGATGCGTGCAGTCGGCGAATGTGGTCTCGCGCTCGCCGGTTCTATGCCCGTTTTGTCCGAGTATTACCAGTGGTACACACGAAACGCAGGAGATGTCAAGGCCCTAGATCACCCTTCTTTAGAAAGCGGGATGACTAGGCTGTCATGGGGAATACAAACCCGGATAGCTGAACCCACGTGTGAATCGCGTGTGTCCTTCTGGCTGGCCTTCGGCATTGATCCCACTACGCAACGGGTTATCGAGGAGAAGCTTCGTCACCTTCCCTTCGAGTTCGGAGCACCCACGGTAGTTGAGGATCCCGCTAGCCTGGCGTATAGGCTCATGCGGACCTGCTAACCGCTACGGGGTCCCGCCATTTAGAGCCCAAAACGGTTTCCGTGCTAAGTGGTTGCTAGGAGTAACTAATTGGAGACTGAGCGCTGCTTCGGCATCACGCGCCACACCCTCCCTCCTACGCTTCCTAAATGCCGAGAGACTGCACGGGTTCCACCACCTACTGATGGTGTTGGCGGGATGTACAGTCCACTTGAGAGGTGCAGCCCGTGATATCTCACACTGCACTGGAACCCATCCTCAATGTCCCTTCAACCAAACTCCCGAAAGGCTCGCAAGAAAGCCAACAAGCAACAACTGGTTGCGACGCCATCAGTGGCGCAAGAGACCGGTGCCAAGGGCAAGAGCATTGCTCTAGCCCTTGGGATGGCCCCAGTACTACTGCCAATGATTACCCAGGCAGTGACACAGGTCATCTCCGCCGTCAAAGGCGGGACCGGCTCCTCCAGCGCCCTGCGTGTCCGAGCCCCGCGCCAGGCGGGTGGACCTGGCGGAGCACTAGTGGCCCAGAGGGCGGGCCCTGGCAATAATGCCGCCCCTGGCTTCAAGACTGGTATGGCCACCATCCGCGAGACCGCTCGTGGAAAGATTGTGGTATTCCGTGATGAGATCGGCATCGTCACCATCCCAGCAACCCTTGGCGTTTGGGGCTCCGCGATCCCTTCCGGAGCGCTCACTTATACGCCGCTCACCCCTGTAGATGCGTGGCTTCACCCCACTAACTACATTGAAGGCGAGTTCTACCTGAACTTCTCACCCAGAAGTGTGAAGTTGACCTTTGTCCCCACTGCTGGAGACACACAGGTTGGAACCGTCGTCATAGGTTACGTCGATAGCCCTCAGTCCGCCCCTGCTACTGATGCGGTCTCTACGGAGGCCAAGGCCATAGCACTACCCAACTCACGTATGATCCCAGCCAACCGGCCGGGCTCAGTCGTTATTGACGGGAAGAGCTTGAAGTCTTGGAAATCCGAGTATGAGATCGGCAACTCAGCAGCTGTGGACTTGCGCGACATCACACCTGGCTACCTATTCTGCTACGCTCAGGCCGTTGGCTTGGCCGCAGTTCCAGTGGGTCGACTCTTTGTTGAGATCTCCTACGAGCTGATGGACCGTCGCGCCCCTTTTCTTGGGGCCGGCCTTGCTATGCAGGTTTACAGGGATGCCGGGTATGCAACCTCGGAGAAGGAGCGTGCTCGTGTCCGAGCCAAACTTGCTGACCTATTGGACGTGATTGTGTCCACCATCACCGAGCGCCTACGCCCGAAGCCTGAGGATCAAGTACCCTCCTTGTCTGAGGCAGAGCTAGTGCGTCGAGTCTCCCTCCTGTTACCCAACACAGGGTATGACGGAGTCCGCGGGAAACCGCGGTCGTGTTGAAAACACCCCTTTCCCCCTCCGAGCATTACGAGGCTAAACTAAGTGCTAGTGCTGACCATGTCCTTTCCTGAAACCAAAGTCAATGTCATCACCCGTCCCAC